TGTTCTTGGAGTTTTTCAACCGAAAGGCTGTCAGTGTGAGCTGAAAGTGCCAGCTTTTCAAGCTTGTCAAATTCTTCCATATGTATTGTGACAGTCAAAGATTTGCTTTTATCAAAATTACCAGTTAAAATATCTTCTGATTCACTGTACACACGGCCTTTTTCTATCGACTCTTTATATCTTCTAGCTTCTTCTCTATAGATCTCTTCCATGCTTTTTCCTGAAATATCTGTCATTCTCACACCTCCCCAGTGCTACCAAATCCACCTGTACGCTTTCCATTTGCGTTGTCATCGTCTGTTGTAAGGTATTTGACAAATACCCCTTGCATTATTCTTTGACCTTTAGAAATGGTTACAGGCTCTTTTGAGATGTTCATAAATAAGCCTTTAAATTCTTGCGGATAGTAATCTGAATCGATAATTCCTACTGAATTAATCAATGCAATGCCACGCTTAACTGGATTACTTGAACGGTCGTATAATTTCAATACTTCATCATCTCCAAGTTGAACAGCTAGCCCAGTGCTTACCATTTTAATTTCATCAGGTTGAATCGTAACTGTTTCACTTGCTGAAATGTCATATCCTGCGCTATGTTCTGTCGCTCTTTCTGGAATAGTTGCATTTCCGTTTAGTTTTACAAATTCTCTTGTCATTTACTATCCTTAATCTTTAACCATAATTTTTTGTTTTTACTGCTCCACATTGAGGGCATTTATAATAAAAAGTACCGCAACATCCGCAAGCATCTGGGAAGTCATCAAACCACTTCATATCTAAATTACATTCATCACATTTCATTCTCCGTCCTCCACAGGCACAAGCTCAATGAGCGGGTTAATCCATTCATCATCAAAGCTATCGTCATCCGTTACATGATACCAACCTGTTCTTATACCTGTTTCAAAAATTTCTCCAAATGGTGCACGTTTGTAGTAATCTCCATTTTCAATATTTTCAAGTTCAGATTTTGTGTAAGCTTTTCTAAGACTTGAATAGTCAAATGTTCCTACAGAATCGAGCCATAAACTAGAAGGTGAATTTTGTTTTAGTAGAGATTTCACATAATATTTTTTCTCGCTCATTCCGCCACCTCAATCTGTTCATAGCTCCCAGTTTGCATGCTGTCGATTTCTTGCTGGGTGAAGGTTAACTTCCATGCAGTGCCAATAGAATGCGTAAGTGGGTCTGCTCCAGTCCAAAAGAAGTATCTATCCTCATTTTTAAACTGATTATCTTTTGCAAGGAATTGTCCGGTTAACTCATCTCTCAAATAGAACAGCTGCGGTTTTTCGACCCTGAAACCAATGAGCAGAGCAGTTAACCACGTTTTTTGATGATTATCAATCCAATCTAATTCCTTTTGAATTTCAAGATAGCTTGCTGAATAGTTTATATGCTTGCCATCTTCAGGGGCGCCAAAGGTATTGATTAACTTACCAATGAACTCAGGCACGACTGGCAGGGCTTGCTGTCGGAGTTTCAGCTTATCTTCAATAAGGAATGCATATTCTTTCCATTCTTTTAATGTTTGAGCAGCTTCTGTAAATTTTTTAGCTACTCCAGTGAAATCTACATCTCTTTTAGAAAATGGGTCAATATATGCTTTTTTTGGTCTTTTTACTTCTTCTTCAAACTTATTCATTTTTCGTGTCCTCACTTTTTTCATCTTCACAATTGAAGCAAATATAATGCCCTTCATCTAAAACCTTATCAACGACTGAACTTTCAGTTGTAAATGTGAAATTTTCTTTGCATTTTTCGCATGTTACATTTATTTTTTTAATCATTTTCGTGTCCTCTTCTAAAACTTTATTGATAATCTCGTTTAATCCAGCTTGCTCAACTATGCCATCTGATACGTAACTATTTTTGACAATCTCTTTATAAGCTTCTCTAACGCATTCTTTTGCGTACTCTTGCATTTGCTCTGCTGTGTAAAGAGCTTGGCAATCACAGAAATCCCATTGAGTAAGTCCACACTTATTCAAATCGTTTTGAGTATAATTATCTCTATGAAATTCGAAAACATCATAATTGATATCGCCGTCCTCATAGACATCTTCTTCGTCATAAGCAGTAAGCAAATAACCTACTTCTTCAATCTCGCTTAGTTTCATCTAGCTGCTCCTTTTCAACTACAAATGGCATAAACCACTCGCCTCTGTTTAGTTGTATCTGTGCTACATCTTCTTTTTTACATTGATTCAAAGCTCTTCGTAACTCCAAGTTCTCAGCTTTAGATAGCTCTATTACGATATCTTCGCCAATATAACTTCCTTTAGTGCATTTCATCTCATCCCTCACTTCACAACTCTGTCAAAGAGTTCACATGCATGGTATCTTCCATTTATTTTTACAATTCTAAAATCATCACGCTTAACTGATTTTTTAGTGAACTGGTCTTTTTCAACCGTTATGTATTTGTCAGTAACTTCGATAACTTTTAAGAATTTTGTGTCGCGGAAGCATATTTTATCTCCACGCCTTATTTCATTTTTGCTGAACATATTACTACCTCATATTTTAGCTTCTAAGCGCTTTTAGATTGTTCGTGATAAATTATCCACGAAATGGTTTAAGCGCTCAATGTAACCGTAATTTTCATGAATTAATGCTATTCAAATACAACTAATGATTCTGTCAGTTGCTTATCCATAAAATTAAACAGTTTATTCCAAGTCATATCTTTTCCGTTGTTGAAAACAGATTTAATAACTCGATAAATTTCAACAAGTTCATGGCTTCCTTTAGTCCGAACTGTGATATAAACTGAATTACTTCCATAACCGTCATCTCTTGCTTTCTTAGCTAAGTTAAATAATTTAACAGTTGGTATGATTCTGAATGCTGTCATTCTTACACCTCTGTAATTTCAATTTCAATTCTGTTTTTCTCGTCATGATATTTTCTGACATCTAACCAGCAAATCTGACTGTCATCTGCATAGTAGCCAAATTTCGTCATGTAGTCTTGTAAATTTTTTAGCAAGTTATCTAAGTCTGGACGACTGGTTTTCCATTGCCACCAGCGCTTTTTTTGCTTTATGGCATATCTAAAGACAACTGCTAGCTTGGTGGGTGTCCCTGCTGGAATAGGTTCTTTTGGGGCATTTTGTAAAAGCTTTGCTTGTAACTCGTAGTTGTTTGAACCTTGCCGTCCGTAAAATTGCAACTTTCCTTTTTTCTTGGTTATGCCTCGGCGCTGCGCCGTTACGGGCATTTTTTCTAGTTCAAAAACTAATCGCATTCGATATATTCCTCATACTAATTTGTTAGAGCGTAAGTCTAAAACACGACGTTCGCCACCTTTTCGTTCAACTACAGCAATATTTTTATATTTTTCGCACCCTGCAATTACTGTAACCTGCTCCCCATCATCTAAAGTTAGGACCTCACGTTCATTTACTTTTGGGACTGGCTTTGGCTTGACTTTTATTTTTCTAACGAGTATTACACTAGGGGTCAGCGCATCTTTAAGCTGCCACTCTTTTTCTTTTACAAAGGCTTGGTATTGCTCATCAGTAAAAGCAAATTTAAGGTTTTCCAGAACTTTAAAAGATGGCATCGTACCGAAGCGGCGAGCATTAGCGACCCAGATCGTCACGTTTTTTATTGTGGCTTCATCAATTCCTTGCTCTCTTAGCTTTGTTGCAAGATAGCCTCGGTATTGTTTAAGGATTTTAAGAAAAAGCTGAACGCTCTCTCTATTTTTATAGTATTTCTTCTTTTCCATAAGTCCTTTCTAAACCTTAAATTCTAAGTCTTTTCCATTTCGCCTCATCCACGCACGACTCTACTAACTCGCACACTTGGTCAATGACACTGTGGTAATCGTCACTTTCTAGCCAGAGCCTTATTCGCTGCTCGTCTGGCGCTGCGTATTTGATCGCTAGACTAATAGCATTAATTAGTCTGGAAGGGGTCACAGCGCCCTCTCTCGGATCGTCAAAGACTACCTTCATTCATCAAATCCCTTTAACTTACTTTTGATTTCTTCCGCAATTACCTTGCTAAAACCACAGGTAACACCAAGGCAGAATGCAAGCTCTAAAAGCTGATCATCAGACATACCTTGCTTTTTGCCCTCACTTATCCCCTTCTCGTAAGACTCACGATTTTCTTCTAAAGTTTCCTTTGCTACAGTTGCTGTTGCAGCCGCAAGTAAATCTAATAAGTTCATATTTTTTCTCCTACACAATTTTTATTTTTTCGTACTCATCCTCAACACGCTTTCCGTGTTCCATGTGCCAAGGTAAGATGCGTTTTGACACTTCTGCAACACTCAAACTAGTTATTGATGAAATAAACATCCATGGGCTTATCAGTAATCCATTTTCTTTGGCCCATTTGAGCCATCTGTCATAATGGTCTGGAGTGATTCCCTCACAGACTCTACTAGCAAGTTCAAGATAATAAGCTTTGAGGTCATCCATTATGTAACCCCATTTCTCCAACTAGTTTGTACATTTCGTTTTGAGTCATTCCAGTTGTATTGACACCAGCTTTAATTAATCTACCCTCATCAGTCCATTCAGGAACTTTTTTGACTGGTTTTTGCTGCTGAAATTTATTCTGGTTGTTAGATGCAAACTTCCGTTTTCGCTCTGCTTCAAATGCATGGTAGTTTTCAGGGGTTTTAATGTTATTATTTTCCCATTTGTCCATAATAGACCGAACATACTTGATAGTACGTGCATTATTGTCAACTGCAATTTCAAGTGCTAAAAGAACCATTTCATAGCTACTGTCATTTACAAATTCTCTAAGTTGTTCTAATTCTCTTTGAGAAATTGGATGAAAATTATTTGAGAAAAAATCTGAAAGAGATTGTAATGAATTTTTGCCGACGTCGTCGTCTTTATTTATCTCTTTCTCTATATCTATATCTGACTCTGACTCTATCTCTGTTGGAGCTTGGTTGGAACTATTTGGAAGCTGGTTGGAAGTTGGTTGGAAATTTTCCAACTTTTTTTCTCTTTTATATTTATTCCAATTTGTTTCTTGCCCTATGAGCATTGGAACTTGAAGCATTTCTGCACTTCCGTCATCTCCTATTTGTAATAATCCTGCTTTTTGGAAATAATCTATAGCCAATCTGACATCATCAAGCTTTTCGTCAAGATTCAACGCAATTTCCTGAGCTATATCTTGTAAAGTACCCTCATAATAAATGACCCCATTGTTGGCCAAAGAAGAAAGCAGCATTTGTTGATAGATAATGACCAAAGTATCTCCGCCAGTTACAGTTTTTCTCAAATTCTTAATTGCTAGATTTTTAAAGAAATTTTCATCTAGTTTAATCCAAAAATATATTTTAGTTTTACTTTTTGTCGCCAATTTTTTCCTTTCCTTCTTGTTATTAATTTCTTCGGAAAATGTTATAATGAAAATAAATGGAGGTTTTCATGAAAGAAGAAAATAAATCAAGATGCATTAAATGTCATTATCCAAATCTCGAAGAACTTTTTACTTTTTGCCCAAACTGTGGGTATCCTGTTAACTCAAATTACTGTTCGGATGATAACTGTGAAATGAACGATCCTGATGATCCAGTTGCATTCCTAGAAACTGATTGTTTTTGTAATTATTGTGGCTCAGAAACTAAGTACTTCAAAGACGGGCTTATCCAACCTCAAAAATATGACTAATTGCTCTTAGGAGCTTTTTTTATTTCAAATTAAAAGCTGGCGATGAGTGGTTATGTGTAAACACTAAATACTCATTGACTTTACGGCTCGTTCCGCCACCCTCCAGCTTTGACTAAATACGAAACCACCGCCCAAGATGGTTTTGCTTAAAGTTGAATTATTTCTAATTCTACTGCTCAGGATTAGTGAGGACTGCAGTTTGCTCATAGGTTAAATATTTTCAATTATTTCCCATACTGGCACTTCTTTGATTCGACCACCGCATTTTTCGATATCTTTTTTCCATTCGTCTTTAGCTTCAATATCTGCAAATTTCTTATCAAATTCTACAAGAATTACAGCATGATATATTTGTTCTGGTTCTTGATATGGTGGTTCAGAATGTGATTGAGAAGCTTTTTTATCAAATTCTTCTTTAACATGTTCAACTACTTCTGGTTGAGATAATGCTCTTGCGTTTTCTTGGCCAACATGAGAGGGCAGAGCATTAAATGATTCTTCAAGTTTTCTTGTTTCGTATTCTTGCTGTTGTTTTTCAAGTTCAGCTTGTCTCTGTTTTTCTGCCTCTTTTCGCTTTTCCTCAGCTTCTTTACGTTGCTTCTCAAAAAGAACGTCTTCGGTAATTATTGCCATTATTTCACTGACAGTTTTTCCACTATCAAGCATTCTAATATACGGTGTACTAGTTATATTATTTCCGAAACAAAAGTCTGAAATACTTTGTTTTGCAGATTTGTATTCAGCAATCTTTTGCTTTTCGCCATCAATGACATAAGTAATAGAATCAATAAGCTGTTTTTTAGGCTTAATATCATTAAAGTTTGATGCTTTGGCCCAATCATCAACAAAGTTTTCAAAGATTCGTGAATCTACTTCTGTGTCTATTGTCAGTTCAACCAATAATTCATGAACAACTTTTTTTCTTGCTTCTTTTTGCTCAGCTTCAATTTTTTTGATTCCTGCATCAATTGTTTCAATGACTTTTTCCATTGGGGCAATCGCTTTTTTGTACCAAACTTCAAACTCTGCGTAAGGGACATTAATTGATTTTTTAATCTGTTTTCGTCTTGTTTCAATCTTATCAATTAGTTTATTCAAGCTCGCCCGAGTTTTTCTATCAACCGTTAAATTTTCTACGCTTGGAACGTGGCCGGTATATTCTGCAACGACTCGATTGATAGATTCTTTGAATTTTTCTTCTTCAAGAATATTTATAACGGCTGGCTTAAACTCAATCTCGATATCTTTGACTTCTTCGTTTTCAATAACTTCACTCATTTTAGAAATCCTCCATAGTTACTTCTTGAATCACTTCGCCAGTTTCTTCAACAACTTCTTTTTGAGGTTGAGCTTTTTCTTTCAACTCTTCAATTTTTCTTGCTGCGTAATCCTCTTTATCAAATGATTCGATTTGAGCACGGTCAGGTTCTTTGACTCCGTTCACTTCGCGAGGTTCTTTTTCTGGCTCAGGATACTCTTCTTCGCCATAAGTTCCTGAAAACTCGGCAGGAAATGCCATTCTCAACGCTTGACTTTCTGCTACTTTTCCAAGCATAGTACAAGGCTTATTAGTCCACATCTTATTAGGACTTCCGTCTTTCATTTGAACATATTCATCATAAGAGACCGCAACGTATACTGGGATTTCTGTATTTTTTAAATGAACTCTAGCCCATGCACCAACTAATTCTTGATCATGAGTTTTGAATGTTCCTTCATTATGTTCCAGAACCCCATCTTTATTTAGAACAATTACACCAACTTCAACTCCCGCAAAATTTGGATTTTGAAAAGCTCGTTTTCTGTAAAAATCACGAGATACAACAATTTGTGCTGGTTGGTTACCATATTTGATAAAATAAACTTCTTTCATAAATGGATTCATGTTGTTTTGTTTGCAAAGGTTAATAAGTAAAATTAATTCATCATCACTTGCTTGACCGCCACCTTTTAAATAATCTTTAATTGTGGTCATATTCAATTTATCTACACTAAAGATTCCTAATTCATTTGCCATTTTTAAATTCTCCGTTTCTTATTTTTGTTGAAACGTGATATAATCTAGGTATAAAATTTAATAGACACACCACGTCTTAGTCCGCATGTCCGTGCGGGCTTTTTTATTTTGTCAGTTCAACCGCTGCTTTATAAGCATTTGACCATTCATAAAGCTGAGGGATGAGCGAATTTTGAAGAAAATCTTTTGAGTAAACTGAGAGTTTTTCTTTATAAAATTCGACTGACTCTTGATAAACTACTTGTCCAAGATGATTAATTGTTTTTACTTGTTCCATTAGAACCTCCATTTGCCTGCGAGGGCTTTTTTATTTTGCTTGCATTTTCATTTTGGCTAGTTCATTTTTTAATAGAATGATTTCCATTGCTTGGTTTTGGCAAGCTTCATCAAACTTAAATACTTTTTCTTCCAAAATTGCCGCATATTCCCATAATGAGTTGTAATCTTCTGCGAACTTGTCATAATCTGCAAGCTTTTCCTTTTCTTCAAATGTTTTTATTCCTAACATTTTATTTTTCTACCCTTTCAACTGAGGTCCATCTTTTTCTGAGGGCTCATCAACTTCATATTTAAAAGTCACAAATTGGTTAACTTTTCCTTTGGTTTCGCTTGGCTCGTTGCTCAATGCATATTCAACGGGAGTCACTTCTCCGCTCAATGTACGTGCCAAAATTTCAGTAAGTTTTTGTTCAAATGATGTATATGTTTTCATGTTTTGTTCTCTTTTCTAGCGGAGCACCGCATTTAATTTTGTTGGGTTGACTATGTATGTGTAGGTCATACTCTACCCTCTTCCCGATTGATAGCAGCTAGAACCATGTAAAGCGGATTATATCCGTTAAAACCTTTACCACTTTTTTTGATGTCAGCATATTCAACAACAGTTCCATCTTTCCATTTCCCATAGATTTTAGGTCTTTTTGTCATGAGCTTTCCTTTCTAAGCTTCAAAGTCAAAGCTAGTTTGTGAGTTCAATGCACGAATTTCAAGCGTTGTATTGAACGATGGTTGCCACATATCAAGATATTCTGTTGCTTCGTCATAACGGCTTAATGGAATATCGCTATATTTCACAACATCAAAGCGATTGTTCAAATCTTTATAAAACTCTCTGAATACCTTAGCTCCTAACTTCTTATGAGCATTTGAATATTTACCACCAGTAAACATATAAACTTTGCTTGCTACTTTCTTTTGCAAAACTTTAGCTTTATTTGAAGGAAGTCCGAATCGGTCCGTCAAATCAAGAACTGAATTTTCGATTTGTTCGACCTTTTTGTTCAAGTTCACATTACCTTGAGCGAGTAATGCGATTTGTTGTTCTGGAGTTTGGGGTAATTGCTTTTCTTCTTGAACTTTGAAATAAGTATCGACTAAAATATCGTACATATCCCAAGCTTCATCAGTTCCTAAAGATTTAGCATGAAGCAATGCTCCTTTTTCTGTCCATAGGTAAAGTTTAGGTGCTCGATTTCCGACTACACCGAAATTTTCGTTGTTGTCTTTGAATTTTTTCAGTTCTTCTCCGTCTAATAAAAAGAAATGCTTCCCTTCTTTAAATCGTGATTTATTATTTCCGAAATTATCAACGATAGTCCGTTTTTTTGTTCCGTAACCATCAGCGATTTGTTGTGTAGTCAAAACTCGTTGACCATTTAATTCTGTAATTTGTAATTCGTTCATTTTTAAACCCTTTCTTAGCTTACTTTTGTATTTTGTTGATTAATCCGTTTCAGAAAAACCGAAGTATCTTCTAAAAAAATAATATCAACAGATACTCCTAATGCTTTTGCTACTTTTTCAATATTTTTGTATTGAGCATTTCGGATAAAGCTAATATCTTTTTCATAGTTACCGATTGTTTTCTGAGTCAATCCTGCCTTTTCTGCGAGTTGACTTTGCGATAAACGATTTAGTTTTCTTAAATCTGTAATTGCTGTTGCCATACTGGCTCCTTTCTTTTAAATAAAATTTCTGCATACGCAGTAAGGGAAGTTCAGGAATCGAACCTGTTCGCCAGTCTTCCCTGCTCATTGTGAGCGATATCATAACTCCGTGATATAATGTAAGTGACCAAACTAAAATTATATTGGAGGTTTTATGAACGATAATGATGATTATTCACCCTTTGAACAATTACAAAGACTTATTAAAGAACTTAATGATTCTTTGAGTCCTATTTATAATGATTCACTTAAAGGTACAATGTCCGCAATAAACACTATAAATCAAGCTGCATTAAGAAATAATCAATTAATTGTGAGCCAAGCTTTCCCAAATCTTACTGATTATTTAAAAGAATCTATTCAACCTACTGCAAATCTAGTACAAGAAATGACTGCCATCAGTAATGCTATTAATGAAAACATAAGGTGGACGATACCAAATTATTCAGAACTTTTCAAAGAAATAAAATTACTTTCTATCAAGCAGCCTTTGGAGTCTATCAATATCACTTTGCAGTCTATTGATACAATTAATAATTCTTTTATCAGTAATAAAAATACCATTTACAACCAGTCTCAATTTGATCCATCTGACTATCCTGATAAACCAATAAAAGATGAAATAAAGCCCTATAATTCTCAATCCTTCGGAAAAGAATTGAAAAAACGTATGTATAATCTCTCTCATAATATGATTACTCCTTTTTCTGATAAAACTGAGATGTCTAAATGGATAGTTTATTTTGCACTTGAACAAGTAATTACTTCAAAAGATGTACCCATACAAGCCAAGACGGTAATCATAATTATTATAGCTTTTTACCTAAGTAGCGATAAATCAAAATGAATTCCGCCCCCTCTGGGGCTTTTTATTTTGTCAGTTCAACCGCTGCTTTATAAGCATTTGACCATTCAAATAACTGAGGTAATAAAGAGTTTTTGATAAATTGAACAGAAAAATCTTTTAACAGTTGTTTTTTGTACCACTCAACACTGTGCTGCTGAATAGTTTCTCCGTAATGCGTGACTACTTGTTCCATTAGAACCTCCATTTGCCTGTAAGGGCTTTTTATTTGCCAAACTTGCTACTTACGTCGCGGTGGATACGTCGTGTACCGTCATTTGAGCCTGTTCCGTCTGCCGTACTGAATGCTCCATGATTGTTCGCTTGTTTGACTTTATGAGTTAATTATACACTTCGGTTTTTCCGAAGTCAAGAGTAAACTTCAGAAAAACCGAAAAATAATATAAAAAACAAGAAATATATTTCACTTTTACCGAAACGTGTGTTATTATATATCTATGAAAAAGAATAATAGTAATGAAAATTATTTTGCTATCAATTTAAAATATCTTAGACAAAAAAATAATATGGAGCAATTAGAACTTGCTAATTTACTTGGGCGAAAAAGTTCTTCATCTGTAAGTGAATGGGAAAAAGGCAAGTACACGCCAAAAGCGGGTGTCTTAAATGACATCGCAAAAATATTTTCTATTCCATTAAGTAAATTGATGAATGAAAATTTATCAGAACAGTCAATTACGATTCTGGATAAAATAAATCAAATTAGCTCCGAACTTGACGAGTCTCGCCAAAAAGTTGTCCTTGATACTGCTTCTTCTCAATTGAAAGAGCAGAAAAAAGAAAATGCTAAGGTTGTTTCTATTAAAACTGAACAACAAAAACAAGGTATTGACCTTGCCGATTTAGTAGATGATAGTAAAGTTGATTGGGACAAGTGGGTTTCATTTGATGGCAGACCTCTAACTGATGAAGTAAAAGAAGCTATGAAAAAAGCTCTAGGAAAAGAGCTAGAAGACAAATAGGAGGTTTCTATGAGCAGACAGGAGCTTTTAGAATATCTCCTTGAAGAAATTGAAAAATGTGGATTCAAAATATGTGATATTAAATCTATGCCACTACCGGCAGTTGTTAATGTTGATGCTAGGGTAATGATTTATAATTCTGATGAAGCAACTCCTTTCGAAGTTGCTCATGAATTGATTCATATCATTAATAAAGATAACCATCGTAGAAAATATTTTGATGCAATCAATCCACAAGAAGTTAGAGCAAACCACGAAGCGATTCTTCTGCTTTGGGAAATATTTGAAGCCAATGGGGGAAGCTATGAATATTTCAATGTGTTTGTGAATACAACAGATGCACCTTTTGAATTGGCTGAGTCAATCATCAAAAATGAATATTTAGAGCTGCATGAAGCTATCACTGAAATATTTGAAGATGAAATAAAAGTTAGTATAAATAAGCAAGAAATGCATGATTATATCGTAGATTACATTAGTTATTTTGATGTAATTGAAGCTATTAATGTTTACCAATTTTTGGATCATTATCATCTAAGTCATAATTTCTTTAATATGGCAGAAAAAGAATTCCAGCTATTATTGGGAACTAATTAAATAAGTAAAACTACGAGTAATGTCTTGATTCTCATAAAAAGCTAGATTAGGAACATAAACATTATGGAAAATGGAAAAACTCCAAAACCACAAAAACCAATCTATAAAAAATTTTGGTTTTGGCTTCTAGTAATTGTTGTCGTAGCTTTAGGAATGCATTTCACTGGTGGAGCTAAGGGAGGAGACGGCGGAGATTCTGCAAGTAAAGACGATTCTTATTCAGAAAGCTCATCAAGTTCATCTGTTTCTTCTAGCTCAGCTGCTCCTGTAAGCTCAAGCTCTTCATCGAAAACTGATGACTTTAGTGCTGTATCAAAGACTTATAATCTATCTGCTGGAAACTATGCAGTTGGCACAGATATTCCTGTTGGAGTAGCAAATATAACTGCTACTTCTGGACAAGGTAATTTAATGACCGAATCAGGGTCTATAAATGAAATGTTTGGTATTGATGACGGAGATGGCATGTATACTTCAAGTTATAATAATGCTGAACTTAAAAAAGGCGATGTCCTAGAATTAAATAGCGGATTAAAAATAACATTAAATTATTCTGAAGTTAAAAGTAATATTAACCCTTGGACATATAATGATTCAGCTGCTAAACAACTCGGAACAGGTACATATACTGTCGGTAAAGATTTCCCGGCTGGTGTATATAAAATTGTTGCTGTTTCAGGCAGCGGAAATTTATCTGATAGTTCAGGGATTATAAATGAGATGTTTGGGGTAGATGACGGAAGCGGCATGTATAACTCTCAATACAATGGAGCGCCATTTACAGACGGAGATAAATTAGAAGTTAGTGGTGGAGTTGTAATTAACATTGTTCCTGCAAATAATAAATAAAACAAAAAATCCGCCCAAACTTTGGACGGCGAGGGCGGATTTAAAATCTATGGGATAGTAAACCTCCAAATTTGGAGTGTTTTACTGTACTCATTTTATCAAAAACGAGGAATAAAAACAATGAAAAAAGTAGCAATATATTGCCGAGTTAGCACGCTTAACCAAGCAGAAGATGGATATTCAATAGGCGAACAACAAGATAAACTGAATAAATATTGCGACATTATGGGTTGGGAAGTAATCGAAACATACACAGATGCTGGATTTTCAGGAAGCAACATAGAGCGCCCAGCAATGAAGCAATTGTTAAAAGATGCTGCCAATCACAGGTTCAATACTATTTTAGTCTATAAATTAGATAGGCTGTCTCGAAGTACCAGCGATAACTTATATTTAATTAAAGAAGTTTTCAAAAAAAATAATATTGAGTTCGTGTCCTTAAATGAGAAAATAGACACTTCCGACGCAATGGGGGAGTTCTTCTTCACTCTTCTTGCCGCAGTGGCTGAAATGGAGCGAAAAACGATTACAGAGCGTATGATATTAGGAAGACTTGGGAGAGCGAAAGCTGGAAAGACAATGTCTTACCAATTACCTCCATTTGGCTATATAAGAAACAAAGAATTGGATATTTTAGAAGTTGTTCCTCATGAAGCTAAAATAATTAAATATATCTACTCAAAATATATTTCAGGGGATAGTATAACTAAAATATGCCATGATTTAAACGACAAAGGACATATCGGCAAAAGCGTCAGATGGTCTCACAGTTCAGTAAAGAACGCATTAACAAATACCGTCTATATTGCAAAAGGAAAGTTCAAAGGAGAAATGTATGAGCAAGAGCATGAAAAAATCATTGATGAGAATACTTTTTGGCTAGTACAGGATGAAATCAATAAACGTCAAATAAGAGAATCTCAGCGAACAAATAACCCTCGACCTTTCCAAGCCAAGTACATGCTTTCTGGTTTGATGAAATGCGGCTATTGTGGAGGGCATATAAGGACTGTGACGGGAAATAAACGGCTAGATGGCTCAAAGCCTGTAAGATACGTTTGCGACCGTAGAAGCGATTATAGAAAGCTCATGGAGCCTGACGAAATTAAATGTAAGTCTGGATTTTATCGTAGATTAGATTTAGAACAATATGTTATAGATTATCTTGCTGATCTACCTAATGATGAGAACGAACTAAAAGAAGCTTTATCAATAGGTCAAACAAGCGAATTTGACCCTACTCTACTTTTAACAGAAATAGAATCAATTAATAAAAAAATAGATAAAGAAAACTATTTATTTAGAAATGATTATATTGATGAGGTTGAGTTACAACGAAATGTTAAAAATCTTGTTGATACAAAAAAACTTTTAGAAAATCAATTACAAGAAAACAATGGAGATAAAATAAATGAGCAAAAGCGTAAACGAATACTCGATATGTTAAACACTGGGAATATACGAGAAATGAATTATGAGCAACAAAAAAAGATAGTGAAATCCTGCATCAGTAAGATACTTCTTACTAGCGAGGAAATCACTATCGAATTCAATTTTTAATTATATTATTTAAGGTTTTTAGTCAAAGCTGTTTTAATATCTTCTGTTACTTGGCTAATTTCTTGTTCACCTTCAATGTTTTTAACAAGTCCAAGTTCAGTGTAGTGTTCAATAATTGGAGCTGATTCTTTAATATTGACATCCAAACGATTTTTAACTGTTTCTGGAACATCATCCGCACGTTGATAAAGGTCATGACTACCACAAACGTCACAAACACCTTCAACTTTAGTTGGATTGAAGATTTTATGATAAGTTGCACCACAGTTACGGCAGATGTAACGGCCACTTAAACGGTCAACCAAAATACCTGGGTTAACAACGATATTTACAACGGCATCAAGTTTAATTCCGAGTTCTTCAAGCATTGTATCAAGTGCATGAGCTTGGTCAATCGTACGTGGATATCCATCAAGCAAGAAGCCTGAAGCTTTGATATCATCTTGTGCTAAACGTTCTTTAACAATTCCGTTCGTTACTTCATCAGGTACGAGTTCACCTTTATCGATGAAAGATTTAGCAAGTTTACCCATTTCAGTTTCGTTTTTCATTGCGGCACGGAACATGTCACCTGTTGAAATGTGATTTACTCCATAATTTTTAACGATGAACTCAGCTTGAGTTCCTTTACCAGCTCCTGGAAGTCCCATGATTAATAAATTCATTTTGTTTTCTCCTGATTTTAATTTATAAATTACTGACAGAACTGTCAGTAAATTGCAGATGTTCTCTGTGATTTTACCTACACTATTTTAGCGTATTTTTGCTAAAAAATAAAGAAAAACCTTGTCTAATGACAAGATTTTATTTTGTTTCAAGTGGATTATCCATAAATCCTGCATATTTACGTTTGAGTAAATATCCTTCAAGTTGTTTCACTGCTTGTATAGCAACTTGAATCAAGATTAAGAGTGATGTTCCTCCAAGAGCGACAATTTTTGGAAGTCCCCAAACGTTTTGGGCGGCAATTGGAATGATTGAAATCAAACCAAGGAAGAGCGCACCTACCGTTGCAAGACGCATTAAGAGACGTGATACATACTTTTCAGTTCCTTTACCTGGACGAACAGATGGAATGTAAGAACCTTGTTTTTGAAGGTTTTCAGCCATCTTTTCAGGATTGACCTGAACGAATGAGTAGAAGAATGTAAAGAGCACAATCAATAATGCGTAGAAGAGCATTCCTGTCCAAGTCGTATATGACAAGGCGTCTTGTAAAGTTGACAACCAACCTACATTACTTCCTTGCGAACGTTGCAAGAATTGCAAAATCGTAGCTGGAGCAGTTGTAATTGAACCAGCAAAGATAACTGGGATAACCCCAGCTGGATTGACACGAAGTGGCAAATAAGAACTTGTTGGTGCACCTTGAGTTAATTTAGTATATTGAATAGGTACTTTACGTTCTGCTTGTTGAACAAAAGTTGTTACATAAATAATGATAATTGCTGACAATACTAGACCAATGACAAATAACCAAGACATTGGAATTTCTGAAGGTCGAACGTTTAAGAATTTTTCATCATAAACAGATTTGACCGCCGATGGGATACTAGATACAATCCCAGCAAAGATAATTACTGAAACACCTGAACCAAATCCTTTTTCATTAATTTGTTCACCCATCCAAGTGACAACCATTGAACCAGTGGTCAAAATTGCACCAATCATCAAATAGCTTTGCCAATTTGGATTTTGCACAATATTTAACGAGCTCATGGCTTGGAAACCAGCAGTAATCCCGATAGATTGTGCCATAGCAAGCACTAAGGTAATGTAACGTGTCGCTTGATTCAGTTTACGACGTCCAATTTCCCCTTGTTTTGACCACTCAACAAATTTTGGTAAAATATCCATTTGCAACAATTGAACAATGATTGAAGCAGTAATATAAGGCGAAACCCCCATTGCAAAAAGTGAATAGTTTTGCATTGCATTACCAGAAACCAAGTTCATCATGTTCAAGAAAGGAAGATTACTTACTTCTGTCAAGTTTTGAACGTTGACGCCAGGTACCGTAATATGGGCACCTAAGCGGAAAACAAAAAGGATGAAAATCGTAAAGAGAATTCTTGCTCGGACGTCCTTGACCTTAAAGGCTTCCTTAAGCGTCTTAAAAAACATAAAATCTCCTTAAAGCGTTTTAATTGTAAATAGACAATAAGCGGTTGAAAATTCAACCGCCAATTGTAGTGTAAAAATTAAGCTTCTTCTACAGAACCACCAGCAGCTTCGATTGCAGCTTTAGCAGCAGCAGATACTTTAGCAACTTTAACTGTAAGTTTTTTAGCTGTCAATTCACCGTTAGCAAGAACTTTAACACCTGATTTAACGTCCTTGATGATTTTAGCAGCTACAAGAGTTTCAGCTGAAACAGTTGCTCCATCTTCAAGACGGTTCAAAGTTTCAAGGTTGACAATAGCGTATTCTTTACGGTTAACATTCAAGAAACCACGTTTTGGCATGCGACGGAACAATTCTGTTTGTCCACCTTCAAAACCAGGACGTACTCCACCACCTGAACGAGATTTTTGACCTTTTTGTCCACGTCCAGATGTTTTACCGTTACCTGATGATGTACCACGACCTACGCGATTACGTACTTTACGACTGCCTTCAGCAGCTTTCAATGAATGAAGTTCCATTTTTTCTCCTTATTTTGTACCTTGCTGTCGCCTATTTTCCATGAAAGGAACGTGAAAAATAAACTCGCCGATACGTTAATATATTTATTTGCCTGATATCAGACTTCTATTATTTTACTATTTTTCGATTGGAATTACAAGCCATTTCGTCGTTTGCAAATATATTTT